ACGGGTGCGGGCTCAGTGCCGCCGCCAGCGCCAGGCGGTGAGGACGGGGGCACGATGGCGGTCGCGTCCCCCGAGGATGAGATCCCGGCGCCGAGGATGGCGGTGGTGCGGGCGAGGCGCTGCTCCCACAACTGCGGGGCGCGCCGCATCTGACCGTCAGGCACTTGTGATCACCTCAAGCTCGGGCTGGAAGGACACGCCGCCGCCCTCCTCCTTGAGACCAATGGACAAGATCCGGGCCTTATTTGGCAGGCCCATGCCAGACGGGCTAGGGATGGAAACGACGTCGCCGACGGTGAAATCGACGTAGGGGGTGGCGCCGTCTGTGACAACGACCTCGACCCCTGTGGTGACGACCTGGGTTTTCCCGGTGCGGGCAAGAACCCGCAGCGCGTTGCGTCGCGCCACCGCCTCGGACGCCGTATTTCCGTATTCAAGGAACTGTTCACGCCACCCGTTAGCGGTCCGCAGGGTCTCGTCAGCTGCCCGCAGCCAGCCATCCTTCGTGCGCACTAGCGCAACAGTCTTCAGCGGCCTTTCGACGGTAGTTGAGAATCGGGCAAGGTTTTGCCCCGTGTCGAGGAACACGCTGCCGGACAGGTCGCTGCCCCGAGACTCCCAGGCGTCGAGCTCGAGCGTGGCCGGGTTGAGCCAGAAGTCGTTGCCCAGGTCAACCATGTCGTCAAGGACGGTAAGCAGGGTGGCACCGACCTTCAACGTGAGGTCCACTTCCGTTGACCAGGCACCGTTGCTGGGGGCCGTGAAGTCGTACCCGTAGGTGAGCCGGTTGAGCCGGTAGACGCCGCGCGTGGCGGCCTCCTGGGCCAGCACCTTGAGAATGAGCGCCGGCCGCCAATACGGCTCGATTGACGACACCTGCCAATCGGTGTTGGTGCGCACGACAACCGTGCTGGTTTCCTTGCCGTCGGCGTCCAACTGGATACCGGTCAGGATGAACCCGGCGGTGTTGTCTGCCTTCAACTGTAGGTCTAGTTTGCCGTTGCTGGTGACGTTGACAATGGTGCCGTCTGAGTTGCTGGTGGCGAGCTTGAAGTCGTCGTCGGTCCTGGCGCGCACGAAATAGGTGTCGCCCTTGGTGAGCCCGTTGGCGCCTGACTTGTCCTTGACGATGACCTCGGTGCCGTTCGCCAAGCCATGATTGGGCACGGAGACTTTGTCGTCGGCTGCGGTGACAGACACGTCAAAACGCTGCCAGGGCTTGTCGTTCTTGACCCGCGCCGAGAGGGTGTGCGTGCCTACCCCGAGGCGGATCGTGAACCGGGCCATCTGCGTGAACGACGCCGCCTCCGCATCAAAGTCGCTTGAGGACATGATCTGCTGCCCGTCGAGGAACACGTCCATCTGGTTGTCGCATGAGGCGTAGAACTTGACGCGCTTGGAGTCTGTCAGCGTGAAGTCACGGAAGAACCAGTTGACGGTTCCCCGCTGCACAACAGTCGACGGATTGGTTCGCCAAATCCACGAGGCAAGCGGGTCTTTCCACCTGACAGGAAGGCCAGCCCGCGCTGTCGCGTCATTGCGCCATTGCACGGCGAGGGCGTCCTGGTAATTGCCGGTGAGGCGCCAGCCGCCGCCGCGCTCGGACGCCCAGTTGAAGGGACGGTCGGGGGCGAGGAAGTCCGCTAGGCCGCCTTGCGGGTAAACGACGGCGTCCTCGAGCCAGGCCAGCAGGCCACGGCCTGACGCGGTGAGAGTCATTTGGCCGGAGGTGTTGGCCAGGTCCCGGTCGCGGGTCTCAACGAACCAGGCAAACCTGACGTCGTCCTGGTAGATCACCCTGACGACCGCATCCTTCACCAGCAGGTCGGCGTCCGCAGAGAACAAGGGCACCGTGACCGTGCCAAAGCCGGGCTGGTTGAACTCATCCACAAACTCGCTAGTTAGTGACTGCGACAGGGTGCCCTGGTAGGTCTGGTTGAGGGCGTCATAGACGTCAAGGCGCAGGTGTGTCACAACCAGGCCGCCTTGTAGGAGAGCGTGACGGTGCCGCCGCCCGTGACAACGAGGGTGTTATTGCCGGGCTTGAGGGTAAGCCGGGACAGGCCGGGGTAGGCCTGGTTGGTGATGCGCTGGGAGCCGGCGCCGATGGAGTAGGTGAGCTGCACATCCTGCGTGGGGGCGTCGCCCACCACGTTGACCACGGCGGTCCCGGCTAGGGCCGTGCCCGAGGTGTAGGCCGCCTCGTACCAGTACCCGTCCATAAGCATGATGTCGAAGGCGACGCGGGTGACCCGGTTGGACAGGGCCTCAGACTGCTCGAGGCCGCCGAGGTAACGGGCCGTGGCGGTGTGCGTCACAGTCGCCGGCGTGCCAGCCGTGTCCAGGGTGCGGGACATCGTGAACGTGTCCCCACCATTGAGCACCAGCGACGCCAACGATTTGAAGTTGGCCTGCATGGCAGGCCTCGTCGCCCCAGCAATGATGCCGCCGAAGGTGACAACCCTTGGCCCCCACCAGGGGGTTGCGGCGATGGCGCCGGTGCGCCCGGGCACGGTGTAGTCGTCCTGCCGTAGTGGCGGGATGCCGATGTTCCCGTCGATGACCTGCAAGTGGGTGAGGTAGGTGGTGACGTCGGTTGCGCCAACCTTGTACGACTCAGCCATTTACGCCTGCCAGGAACGAGGCACGCCGCAGCGCGCGGGGAAGGGAAGTCTCGGCACGCTCACCCGGCGCCGACTGGACCGTGATGCTGCCGATGGACAGGCCGCTGCGGGAGCCGCCAACCGTCGGAGTCATGCCAGCCAGAGGGTTGATGCCACGGTTTAGCTGGGAGAAGAAGCCGCGCCCGAACTGCTGCACAGCGGACGACCTCACTACAAACTCGCCAGGCGTCAGCATCGCCGGCACCGTGTCAGACCCTCGAGGCGTACCGAATCCACGCCCGGCAACCACGCCACCGTCTGCCTCATACAAGGCCTGCTTGTTCGCGCCAGTCATTTGGTAATTGGTCGTGATCGTGATCGTCTTGCTCTTGAGCGCATTAAGTTTTGCTTGCAGTCCTGCAACGTCAACGCCGGCTTCGCGGAGGTCGTCAATAAGAGCCTGGAAGGGCTCAAGCAGCAAGGCTCGAGTGCCAGCGTCCATCTTGGTGTTGACAAATGCGTCAGCAAGGGTGCCCAAGCCTTGGCTGGCAACGGAGGCCTTGCCAGCCAACGTGGTCTGCGATTCCGAATACGATGCAGTCCGCTCGATCAGCCCCTTGAGCAGATTGAAGTTCTCCTCACCCTGCTCACCAAATATGTTGACCGGAGTGTTGGCCTTCTTAAAAGCCGAACCAACCTCATCGACGGCCTGTCGAAACGCGACAACCTGCTCAGTCTTACTGATGGCGGCTGCAAACAAGTCGAACTTCTCGGCGGCGTCTTCGGCATCTTCACCAGACTGTGTGACTTCTTCGCCTAGGTCGGTCACATAGGTGACCGAGTCACGGGCCGAATCGCCAGCGCGGACGACAGCGTCACGGTAATCCTCATGCTGCGTGGCCGCTGACTCCGAGATAATGCCGACGTCTTCCATCTGTCCGCGGAGCCGCGAAATCATGGGCAGCACGCCGCCGACGCCGAGCGCGAAGTCGACCAGGACGTTGACGTGCTCGTCCAGAATGGCAGTCGTCTGGTCGGTTTCATCGCCAAACAGCCCGATGGCTTGTCCGGCCTGGCCAACCATAAAGGTGAGGTCGGCGAAGCCCTTGACCTGTTCGCCGACAAACGTGCCGAGGCCCTCAGCCACGGGCTCTAGGTCGCGCATGGCATCGGACAGGCCCTGAGTGCCTTCCTCACCGCCCTCAAGGGCGTTGAGGAATCCTGCGCCTAGTGACTCTTGCAGCTCGCCGAAAGCCACGCTTAGACGCCTGAGACGGCCTTCATACGTGTTCGCTGCTCGGTTGGCCTGCCCTTGGAAAGTGCGTGACAGTTCGGCGCTTACTGCGCTCAGGTCGCCGGACTTGATCGCGGCATCGGACAGGGGCACGCCGAGGCGACGCAGCGCAGTCGTTTGTCCGTTAGCGGCCTTGGCAAGTGCCGTTGTAACCGATGACAGATCGCGACCGGAGCCAGCCGAAACGTCGAGGGCCAGGCTCAGGAGCGACTGGGCCTGGGCGGCGTCGCCGGTCGCATTGACCAAGGTGATCATCGCCGGACGGAGCGAGTCGTCCGCAGTCCCGGTCGCTCTCGCCATTGAATCGATGAACGCTTCAATGCTGTCTAGGGCTGACGTTTGGCCGATGTTTTCAAGTGCTTGGGATAGTCGCGCGACGGCTGCTTCTTCAGCGGCAGCAGCCTTGACCGCGTCGACTCCGAGCTTGATGGCAAACGCGGCTGCTGCTGCGCCGGCCAGCATGAGGCTTGGGGTGAGCTGCTTGCGGAAGCCGCCGGCCAGTTGCGCGATGGGGCCTTGCGTCTTCTTCGCTTGTGCACTCAACTTGTTGAGGTCACGCTGCGCGCGCTTGAGGTCGCGGTCCTTGTAGTCGGTGCCGACGACGATCTGGATGCCCTTGCCTGACCCGCCAATAGCCATTAGGGCATCCTCCGGTTGACTGCTTCAACGGCCTTGTCGCAGGCGGCTTGCACCTGCCTAAGAGCCTCGGGGTACTTCTCGACGATTGCTTTACCGGCCAGTCGGCCACTACGGGGTCGGCCGCCGCTTGTCACGAGCCGGCCGTATCGGCTCAGGTTGCGGATGAACTGGCCGCCGTCGGGGTGCGTAGAGACCCCACCCGCATTGACCTTGCCTGCTGACTCAAAGATTGCAGCGGTGGCGCCCGTCATAGTGACCGTGACTGACGTGCCTCGGCGAGCTGATCCCGCGCTGATAACAGACCAGGCGGGCCAGCCGGCGCCGCCGCGAGTGCGACCTCGAGCGGCTGGGACGGTCCGCCAGCCACTCATGGGTGGATCAGTTGGGGCGTTGGACTTGATGTAAGCGGCAATGTCCTTGCCGACCTTAGAAATCTCCCGGCCGACCTGCTTTGCGGTCTCCGGCTCCATAGTGCGAAGTGCTTTGATTGCTTGGTCGGCTCCGACGATCCGCACGCTTGCGTCCACCGTCAGCTCCTTCGGCTTTCATTGGCGCGCCAGGTCAAGTACTTCGACATCGTGAAGATCATGCGATCTGACTCAGCTGCGACAACGGACGGCGCTAGGCCAAACTCATAAGCCAGGTGGACTATGAGCCAGTGGGCGTTGTCGTCCCCTCCAAAGGGGCGATCTTGCCCTGACCGATCTCAACGTTGTCGACGGATTCAAGCCAGGCGTCAAATGAAGCGCTGGTTTTGCTCGTGCGCTGCAGTGAGTGCCACGCGAGCCAGCAGGCATCCGTGAGGCGGAAGTCGTCGGCCAGACGTGCGATGGAGCGGTCGTGTGCCTGCTCGAAGGCCACCTGGTCGGCGACCGAGGCCGTAGCCTCGGCCGCCGTGCCGTCGGCGTAGGTGATGGTGAATTGGATGCGCAAGGGATTCTCCTACTTAGACGAAGGTGCCAGCGGTGGACTTGGTGATCTCGCCGACCGCGGGCCACGTCACGTCGAACGTGGTGAGGTCGCCGACCTGGCCGTTCACCGGGGTCTGCTGCGAGCACAGGACCGGGATGGTGAACAGGGGCGCCGAGGCTGACGCGGTGCCCTGCGTGGTGCTGGTGCCCGCGAGGACGACCACGTTGGCGGTGCCACCGAAGACGCTGCCGAGCGTGGCGTTGACGCTCGAGGAGTCATAGTCCTGGTGGAAGCTGATGGTGACCGAGGCATCTTTGAGTCCGGCGATGCGGCTGCGAGCCGACTGGCCGAACGCGGTGGTCTCGATCTCGTCAACGGTCTCGGTGACCTCGACGCTTGCGATGTTCGTGGTGAGCTCGGTGTTGCCGACCTTCACCCGAAGATTCTTGCCGATGAACTTTGCCATTCTCTTTTCTCCTTAGCCGGCGGCAATCACGGTCACGCTGAACTCGGCCGTGTGATAGGTGACGTCCCCAATGGCGAGCGAGCCCTGGTTGGTCATTTCGGTGACTCGGCAATCAAGAGCCTTGCCCCCGAGGGAGCGGTCGGCCTCAATTGCCGCCTTGACTGAACGGTTACCGCTTGACTCGCAGTAGGCGTCCAGCGTGGTCTGAGATGCCCGGTCGGCGACGCGGCCGACGATGAGCATGATGGTGAACTGGTATTCGTCCGAGCCGCGCCCGAAGGCCTGGTCGTAGGTGATGCGGCCCGGCATGACGACCGCGACCGGGGGCTGCGGGTTGTCGGGAATGTAGGCCGAGGAGCGCAGGCCGTTGATGGTGGCGAGGCGGTTGGCAAGCCCGGTGCGCAGGTCGGTGAGCGCGGTCATGCGACACCGTTGACGCGGCGGTAGCCCTCGACGAGCTGCACGACGTCAGGGTCGAGGCCGCGGCTCACGCGCATAACTCCAAGATCGCCCCAGCCCGCAACGCCTAAGGGACTCTGAAGCCGTGCAAAAATTCTGGACGACTGAAGAATCGTCGCCTGCGTCACCGTGACCGGGATATTGGGCCAGCCAAACACCGCCGTCACCTTAATCGAATTCTCCGGCCCCGTCGGGAACGTGTAGTCGCCGATAGCCCGGACGCGGGTAAACGGCCACACGACCCCGCCGAGGTAGTCGTTGATCGGCTCAGGCTGCGCGTCGCCCTGCCCGCCAGCCGTGCCCAGAGTCCAGGTCGTGTCATACACGCCGTCCAGCCCGGTGGAGGTCTGGACCTGGGCGATGGAGCGGGCATCGTCGATCTGCACGACGTAGGGATTCTCGGTGTTGTAGTACCGGGTTGCGGTGCCCGCGTTGATGAAGTTGCGGCCGCAGTAAGCGTCAATAAGCCGGGAAGCCGACTCGACGGCCATTTCGAGGAGGGCGTCGTCGGTGGCGTCGCCGGATGCGATGCGCAGCGCAGACTTGATCTGGCTCAGACTCGCGTAGCCGTTGCTAATCGCCACGGTCAGCCTCCGATTTCGTAATGCTTCCGCATCCAGTCGACGGTCAAGGGAAGGCCCTGGGCGAGCCTCGTGCGCGGATTGTGGTGCAGCAGGGCCTTGGCCTTAGAGATGTCAGGCTTCTTGCTGGTCACGTTGTGCTTGTCAATGGGCAGCCGGTTCACCAAGGACGGGTGCGCCTCAGTGATTTCAAGCAGCATGTTCGCCATGTCCTCGACGCTGACGTACTCGTCACCGCCCACGTTCACGGTTTCACCCGGCGTAAAATGGCTGGTCGCGTTGGCGAGGGTCGTGATGAAGTCGCTCTGGTACATGAAGACCCGGTGGTAGTTCTCGTAGACGGTGATGGGCTTGCCGGTCAGGAGCCGGTAGGCAAACAGGCACACGACGGAGCGGTAATCGTGGTAACGCTCGCCCGGGCCGTAGGCGTTGAAGAAGCGCAGCGTCATGGTCTTGGTGCCGTACCGGTCGGCGAAGTTGCGGACCTGCTCCTCGTTGACTCGCTTGGAGATCGCGTAGTCGTTGGTCAACCGAGGCTGGGGATGCTCGAGCAGGTATCGCTCGTCGATGGCTTCGGCGTCGGCCTCGCCGTAAACCTCCGAGGAGGAAGCGAAGACCTGGAGGAAGCCGCGCTCGCGCTGAAGCTCAAGTACGTTGCGGGTGCCGATGGCGTTTGTGCGCCACACCTGCTCGTAGTGCTCCTCGCCGTTGATCCTGCCGAACTCGGCGGCCAGGTGGTAGACGAGGTCGAAGTCGCCAATGCGGTCAAATGCGGCGCGCAGCTGCCGATAGTCGGCGACGTCGGCGCGCACGGTCTGGGGCTGCCCGGTGTGCTGGAGTTCGATGCCCCACACGTCGTGGCCGCGTTCCCGCAGCTCGGCGACGAGGGGGGCGCCTAGGGTGCCGGCGGAGCCGGTGACAACGATCTTCATGCTGTTTCCTCCACAATTCGCCAGAACCGCTCGGGTTGCTGGGCGAGTACTGCCGCAGGGTCGCCGGGCTCAAGCCGCCCGACGAGGGAGTTGGTGACGATTTCGCAGCCAGCGAGGGTGGCCTCGATGACGACGAGGGGGCAGGCGTCCCGCTCCTTGGGGAGATGGACGAAGTATTTGGCGCGGGCCATGTGCTCGAGCACGACCTCGTGCGGGGCGTTCTCCAGCTCGACGAGCTCCACGCCTTGGCGCTGCGCCCATATGCGGGCGTTGAGTTTCCCTTTGGCTGGGTGCTTCCTGCCGGCGAACAAGGCGAAGGGTTCTTTGACGCCGGGGGTGACTTGGCCGGGTGGTACGGGGGAGTGAATGTAGGCGTCGGCCCGGCCGGTCCATTCGGCTTCCCAGCCTTTGTGCGCGCGGCTCATGGTCAGGAACCGGGAGGCCTGGCGGAATAACTCGGCCTTCGCGGGTGTGTGGTGTTGGGCGTGCTGCACCCAAACGACGGGCCTGTGAGCCGCTAGGAAATTCATAGAGGCTTCGGAGAGTTTGTCGGTGCCTCCGACTACTACCCGGTCAAAGCGTCCGTCTACGGCGCTCTCAGCGGCTTCGGGTTCAATGTAGGTGACCTCAACACCAGGCGGCGCCGCCGTGACCATGTAGTCCGTATTACGCTCGGCGCCACCCGCGTACTTCCCAGGCAGCAAAGCCTCGTGCCGCTCCTCAACCCTGGGAATGTGGTGCGTGACCCAGGCGACCTTCATGGCGCCAGGAGGATGTTGAGCGCCGGCCGCCAGTATTTGTCGAACACGACGTCGGCGTCGTACTGGGCGGCGAAGTCGATGGCCTGCTGGGAGCGGCCGCGGCCTCGAGCGTAGGCGGCCTGAAGGTTGTCGACGATGCTGGGCACAAGGGGGGTGAAGAACCAGCAGCCCTGGGGTGAGTCCCAGGCGGGCTGCACTTCGCAAAGCCACCCGTCGCCGACGAGCTCAGGCTGCGCCGTGGCGTTACTGACCACGACCGGTACTCCGCAGGCCTGCGCCTCAAGGCTAGGTATCCCGAACCCCTCGCCGCGGCTTGGCTGGAGCAGGACGTCCATGGCGGTGTAGATGCTGGCGAGGGCTTCCTTGGGGATGCCCATGCGGTAGGAGTACGAGTCGGCGATGGCGACTCGGTCTCCTGGGACGCCTGTCGCGGACAGCAAGGCCCTCAGGTCAAGGCCAGACATGGCGGGGCTGGGCTCGGTGTGCAGATAAAGCCAGACGTCGGGGTGCTGCTGCATAAACATCCCGGCGGCAAGGAACGACTCAGAGAACGATTTGCGATCAACCGAACCCTTGTTCGCGCTGACCATGCCAATGACGAAAGCGTCCTCAGGGACACCCATCCACTTACGGGCGGGGACCTGGCCGTCGCTGCCCTGCATCAACTCCGTCGGCTTGAAGACCTTGGTGTCAATGGCGTGCGGGACATAAAGCGCCTCAATGTCATGGCGCTCAATCGCGTCAAGCCCGAACTGCGACATCGCAATCGGGGTGACGTTGGGCCGAGCAAGCCACTGGATAACCGGAGCGGGGGCCGGGAAGTGGTCAATGGGCACCCAGGAAGCGACGCGCTCGAGCACGTCCCAGCCGGCGCCCTTGAAAACCCAGCAGTCAAAGAGTGTGATGACGAGGGCCTGCTGCCCCGTGGGGCGACCGAAGTCCATTGCGTAGGCCGGGATGACGTCGTTGGAATAGACGTCTAGGCCGCGGGGGTAGACCTGGATGCCTTCCCACTCCATCGTCGAGCCCTCGAGCCCGTAGTTGGAGGCAATGGCTATTTGGTGGCCGGCGGCTTTGATGCGGCGCGTGGCTTGCTGCGTTTGCTCGCCGTAGCCCGTCGCGGCCCAGGGGGCGTTGCTGGCCCAGACGATTCTTCGTAGATCAGTCCGAGCCGGAGCAGCTGCTCCCTCTCGGGCGGCGGCACGTCGAGCGGGGTTCCCAGAGCGTGCCGCGTGCTTGGTTCCTTTTGCTTTCGTGGCATGGGCCACCGTTTCTCCTAGGTGTGCGCAGGGGGTGTGGATGGCCCCGCCCCCCTGCGCAAAGGCGGGGCCATCCACGTCTAGGTGCCTAGTGACTAGGCGGTGCCGCCGGTG